TGCATGTTAAATTTGTGTCATCATGGCCAGCTGTTAAAGAACTTGATTGGATTAATTCTGGTTTTAGGGATGAAGTTGATTATCGAGAACAGGCAACAGAATTAATTGAATATTATAAGAAGCAATATGCAGCTTTGAAACATTTAAATAATCACGAAGCTGAAGTAGTACGTAGAAAATGGGAGGTCATAGAATCCAAGCTGCAAGAAATGGTTCGATTGTCCATGTGTGGTAGATTGCGCAAAGCTCCTTTTGCTATATGCATACATGGGGGATCTAGTGTTGGGAAGAGTTCAATATCTCAAATTCTCACTACTAGTGCAGTCATTGCACAAGGGGGGAACCCTAGTCCGGAGTATGCTACAGTGTATAACCCAAATGATAATTTCTTTTCTACTTACAAATTTGGAACTGAGGCCATTTTGTTAGATGATATGTGCAATACCAAACCAGATTTTGTTAAAAATTCACCTGTGGAAAAAATAATAGAATTTGTTAATAATATTGCGTCATATCCTGTGATGGCTGATTTAGCTTCTAAAGGAAAAATTCCGTTGGAACCCAAAGTAGTTACGGTAACAACCAATGTAGAAGATTTATTGTCGAACGTATATTCCATGGAACCGGTGTCGATAATGCGTCGTTTTAATTTATTTGTAACTGTACAAGTTAAAGAAAAATTTGCTCGGAATCCAGGAGTGGCACCTCAACATTTACAATTGTGTCCCAATTTAGCAAGAGAGTATACAAATTCAATTACTAGCAGTGATAATTTGGATATTATTTTTGCAGATTTGTGGAACATTTATTGCTTTACTATTGAATCTACCGGGAATGATGGCAAAGCTCTTATTTTTAAGAAACCTATTAAAAGCGACAAAGATGGAAATTGTTTACCTATGTCTATACGTGAGGTGCATACTATGGTGTGTGCTATGGCAAAGAAACACAATGATGATCAGAAATCTGTAGTGAAACGCATAGCTGACTTGCCTCGAGCTTTGTCAGATGCTTATGCAGAAGTATATCCTCATAATAGGTCATCTTATGAACTACAAAAACAATCAGGTAGTTTAGAGGTGCTTGTGCATCCATTTGTACCGACCACTATTGGTTTTAGTAAATGGTGGTACTTTACTCCTTTATTATTTTTTTTTAGTTTTACTACGTGCATATTTGGTTATTTGTCATTGTTTATTTATAGGCAATATATATCATATAAGAAGAAAGAAAGATATATTCGTAGTGTCTTAAATAATCCAGTTACTTGTGGTATAATATCTATATCCGCTATGAGTTGTTTTTCCATTTTATTTTCCACGATTTTAAAGTGGGTTGTTAAGGGTGTTGTAAGCCAATTAAGATCTAAATTTGCAAGTCAAGGTAATCTTGCACCTTTATCAGTAGAACAATTAAATAAAAATTCTGGTAAGCAGAATGTCTGGGTTAAACAAAATTTGGAGAGAATCAATGTTAAAGGTTGTGTTACTATGATTGATCAACAATTACTTAATAAAGTAAAGAAAAATATGGTGGTTGTTATTTCAGAATCAGGGGTGGAAGCTGACAAATTTAATTTTGTGAACGGTTTTTTCGTCAAAACAAATTTTGTTTTAATTCCTAATCATTTTTATGATTTAATGTTGGAAAAACGGGTGAGTTATTTACGTATCCGATCCAGCAGAATAGAAGGCAAAGAAGACAGAGTGCAACGCATTAATTTTAATAAAAACATGTATTTTAACATTCCTGGCACTGATTTAGGTCTTTTATATGTGACATATGGTGTGCCTGTTGCAAATTTAGTGCAGTTTTTTCCAAACAAAATTCATGAGCGCAATATACCTGCAGAATTGGTTTATTTGACTAGTGATGGGTTTAGAAAAACATCGTCAGCTTTACTTAAACATGGTATGCAAACAACAGTGAATACTGGTGAAGTTTTTGGATCGAAATATGAGGGATACTCGTACAAATTGGATGATAACACACCTACGTTTAATGGTATGTGTATGGGGACTTGGGTTTCAAACACTAAACCTACTTGCATAATAGGTTTTCATTTAGGTGGATCGACTGGAACACCACATGGTTGTTGTGGAGCTTTAGATATTTTTAGTTTAGAAACTGCAATTGATGTAGTGTTAAAACGGAACATTGATGCTCTTGATTTGAGTTCCGAGGGGGAGTTTGATCCTCATTTTGGTATAGCACACTGTAAACATACTAATCCAATTTTGACACCAGACGTGAAACCTGACCATCCTATGCTTTTTATACCTAGAAACGATTACATAATCAATTATGGTGATATAGGTCCGACACATAAGTATCGTACTAAAGTGGAAATACGTAAATACGCCCAAGATTTTTTTTTCTTTTATTGGGAGGGATATAATTTATGGACCACCCAATATGAATGCACCACCCAAATGGTTCCACTTTTCAAAAAATTTATTTAAGTTTGCAGAACCTGGTATTGGTCCAAAATCTTGCATTTTACAAAGGGCTGTACAAGATTATTTATTACCCATAAGGAAAAATTTAAAATTATTTGCTGCCACTGGTAATTTGTTTTCTCGACCACTGACTAATGCAGAGGTTTTGAATGGAATACACGGCATGCGTTTCATTGACAAAATGAAGGGTAATTCTTCTATGGGATTTCCTTTATCCGGAACATTGTCCGAATATGTTGAAGGACCGGAAGGCTCGAAGCGTTTTAAAAAAGAAGCAGAATTTTTATGGGATCGTGTGACTCAAATGGAAGAGGATTATATTAAAGGAAAACGGTGTTATCCTGTTTTTACAGCACATTTGAAAGATGAACCAAAAAAAATAGGCAGTGAGAAAGTGCGAGTATTTTTTGGTGCTTCAACAGACCTTAAATTGATTGTCCGTAAGTATTACTTACCTATTGTTAGGTTGTTATCCGAAATGCCACTAATGTCAGAATGTGCTGTTGGGATTAATAGTCACGGTACAGATTGGGGGGAAATGATTTCACATATTTCATTCCATGGTGAAGATCGGATAGTTGCTGGTGATTATTCTGGATATGATCAACAATTACCGTTGAACGTCACTCAAGCTTGTATGGGTATTTTAATTCAAATGGCTGAAGATATTGGATATGATGCCGAGTCCTTAATTATTATGAGATCTATTGTTCCTGATATTACCACACCTGTTGTTAACTTTTATGGATCATTGATAATGTTAATGGGAGGCAATCCTAGCGGTCAAAATTTAACCGTTTATTTGAATTCTTTAGTAAATTCCATTTTGTCACGGTGCGCATTTTATAGTTTGGCACCTTCGCAGAGCTTTGCTTATTATCGGAAATATGTACACCAAATTACATATGGAGATGATGACGTTGGTTCTGTTTCCACTTTGTGTCCTTGGTTTAATTCTGTTTCTAAAGCAGAAGTATTACATTCTTATGGATTAACATACACACCACCCTCGAAAACCGGTTCTCATGTAGCTTATATGGATTTAAAAGATGTAGATTTTTTAAAAAGGAAAAATGTATATATTCCTGAAATTTCAGCATGTATTGGCGCTTTGGAGGAGGATTCAATTATGAAATCTTTGTCACATGGAATTCCATCCAAAGAAATGACTGAAGAAGAAATATTTGGACAAGTAGTTGACGGAGCTCTACATGAGTATTTTGCTCATGGGAGGGAAAAATATGAAACTTTTAGGGAGAAAGTTTCTGAATTTTCAATTAGACATAATCTGCAAAGGTTTTCCCAAACCTTAGATGTAGATTTTGATGCGCGTATAGAAAGATGGCGTGCTGATCATTGTG